ATCATGCACTCATGAAAACTTATGGCATTGAATGTTATTACGATGTGATTAAAAAACGCATTGACATAGATATACCCAACTTCAAACCCATAGCAGATTTAAAAGACGAAGCACATTTGGTTGAACTAGAAAACTTGTGCATTAAGAATTTTGTACCCCATCAAAGAGTCCGTGATGCGATGAAAATCATCGCCCAAGAACACAATCCTGTTGCCCGATGGATTGATAGTAAGCCTTGGGATGGTGTGTCTCGTGTCACGGATTTCTGCGATACCGTCACAGCAGAAGACAACAGACTCAAACACATGCTGATGAGAAAGTGGTTGCTATCTTGTGTAGCTGCCGCATTTGAGGTTGACGGTGTATCGCTAGAAGGCTTACTGGTCTTCCAAGGCAAGCAAGGACTAGGTAAAACGCTTTGGTTCAAACGCTTGGCTGAGTTCAACAAAGGTTGGTTACTCGAAGGTGCTACCCTTGATCCAAAAGATAAAGACAGCGTAAAGAAAGCTGTGAGTCACTGGATCGTAGAGCTAGGAGAGTTAGAGTCTACCTTTAAGAAAGCAGACATCAACCAACTCAAAGCTTTTATTACTTCTAAGTCTGATGAGATGCGATTGCCATATGATCGAACCTTTACCAATTATCAAAGACGCACAGCTTTTTTTGCATCAGTGAATGAACCTGAGTTCCTCATGGATGGTAGTGGTAACAGAAGATTTTGGTGTTTAAAAGTTACAGACATCAATCCGCATCATGGGATTGACATGCAACAAATGTGGGCAGAGGTCAAAGCTACGCTTTATAAACAAGGCGAGAAGAACTGGTACCTAACGAAAGAAGAAAGAGAACTCTTACAAGAATCGAATGAAGGATTCAGAACCCAAGGTGCAGTCGAAGACTTACTCATGCAACATGTAGACTTCAAGCCACTGGAATCAGAGAAGAAGCCATGGCAACTAACAGCCATGCTTAGAGCTTTAGGCATACGCAACCCAAGAAACATAGACTTCAAAGACGCATCAAGAGTGCTTACTGAGTTTGGCATTGAGCCTAGAAAAACCAATGGTAAGAAAGTGTATGATGTTAGCTTGATAGATTTACCCACAGAGACCACCGATGAACCCCTTGCATTCTAGCGATGATAGTGGGCAACCTTGGGCATCAATCGTTGTCTCTCAGCATTTTACGCACAATTTTTTTTGACACATGAGACACGAAGCATTCACAGATGTATTCACAGACGAGTTCATGAGCTTCACCGCAAGGATGTGGCTAGACTATTGTGATGAAACTAAATCACCTTTTGCTGAGACAAAAGACTATGCAGGGTATGTGGAAGAGAACCTTAAGTGGTTGGTCAGGGAATTTAACAGACGCAATGGTAAAGAGGAACTTAACATTAAATGAAGACATCAAGTGCAAAAGCAAAAGGTAGGAAGTTACAACAGTGGGTGGTCACTAAGCTGATAGAGATACTCAAGCTAGATGCAGAAGACATAGAGAGCAGACCCATGGGTAGCCAAGGTGAAGATGTCATACTCGGCAAGCAATCAAGAGAAGCTTTCCCCTACAGCATTGAATGCAAGAATCAAGAAGCAGTGAATGTGTGGAAGTCATACGAACAAGCAGAAAGCAATTGCAAGGGCTATGAGCCTTTACTCGTGATCAAAAGAAACAGAAGCAAACCCTTGGTGGTCATGGATGCACAAGCTTTCATTGATTTACATACCAAGATACATACGGAGGGGTAGATGGAAGAAGAGAAGAGAGAGATACTGACATCGAATGTGGAGATGACTGAGATAGATCAAAGCATCTACAAGAACTTTGACTTTGACTTTGACGGCACCACAAGCTTCGAGGTACCAAGAATGCCATCGATAGATGGAGAGTTTTCCATTGGTGTCATCTTTGGCTCAAGTGGGAGTGGTAAGTCTACTCTGCTTAAAAGGTTTGGTGAGGAAGAAGAACTGACATGGGATAGAAGCAAGTCAGTGGCTTCACACTTTGACAGTGAAGAAGATGCCATTGCAAGACTCAGTGCAGTAGGACTCAACACGATACCATCGTGGGCAAAGCCAAGACATGTGTTATCGAATGGCGAGGGTTTTAGAGCAGACATGGCGAGAAAATTAAAAGATGGTGCTGTTATAGATGAGTTCACCTCAGTGGTTAACAGAGAGACAGCTAAGTCTTGCTCTGTGGCTTTATCTAAATACATTAAAAGAAACAATCTAAAGAACATCGTTTTAGCAACATGTCATGAAGATATACTTAGTTGGCTTGAGCCTGACTGGGTGTACTGCACTGACACGCAAGAGCTAAAAAGGGGGTCGGTTCGGCAACCTATACAAGTTCAAGTATACCGATGCGATAAGTCTTTGTGGTCAATGTTTGCGAAACATCACTATTTAACGACAGATATACCTAATGCTATACGGTGCTTTTGTTGTGTGTGGGAGGGGCAACTCGTGGGCTTTGGTGCAAGCATAAGTTTGCCGGGCAAGATACCGCCTTTATATGAGGGCGATACAAGAAAGAAATGGCGTGGTTGTAGAACGGTCATACTGCCTGACTTTCAAGGCTTAGGCATAGGAGTACGCTTTTCTGATGCGATAGCAGACATTCACATCGAAGATGGGTACAGATATTTCTCTAAGACTGCACACATGCGTATGGGTGAATACAGGCAAAAGAGTGATCTTTGGCGTGCTACTTCTACTAATTTAGTAGATAGAAAGAAAGCTAGAAGAAAGAACATAAAGAAAGAATGGCATCACTATGTGCTAGATGTGGATAGAATATGTTATTCGCATGAGTATATTGGTCCTAATAGGAAGTCTTATGACCCTGTTTGGAACAAGGAGAAGAATGAATTGAAACAGGCTGATTTGTTTACAGGGTAGGGTAGGGTATGCAAATTAGAAAACTTTTAGAGAAATGAGAACAATTGAGGCTAGGTGTGAGGGTGTAGGGTACTGTAAGAGAGGTGGATACCCTGTGCCATGCCCTAGTCTCGATCCCTTTATTTTAAAGGGTTTTGGGCTTAGGTAGGGTATAGTGTATACATTAAGTAATAATATTTATTTATATAGTATAGAGGGGTAGCTAGTATAGTACTTATATGGTTATAGGAGTATTAGCTAGTTATAGGAAGCCCTACCCCATACCCTCTACCCTTTATTGGATTTAACAAGGAGAAAGATATGTTAATGCAGTTGATGGTAACGGAAGAAGAAAAGAAATTGATGATTGATGCTTTGGCTGATCGTGGCAAAATATACCTTGAGAAAGAAAAGCAAGGTAAAAGGCTAACGACAGACGAGAAGAGAGATTTCAAATCCATTGAGAAGATCGTGCATCAGATAGCCTTTGGGAAGTGAGATGACAGAAGAAAAGAAAAAGAACACAAGCAAATACAAAGGTAGACCGAAGAAAGCTCCGATGAAGCCATTGGTTGAAAGACCCAGTGCTTTTGAAGAGGATACTGAGTTGCAACTGACTGAGATGCAGAACGCTTTCGTTTGGCATTATGTCAATGATAATTGCACACAGACTGAAGCTGCTAGACGAGCAGGCTATGAGTTCCCTGCATCAGCTGCTACTCGCATGATGAATGCCAAGCACAATCCACATGTGGTTAAAGCCATCATGTTGCAGAAAGCAGAGCTTGCACATAAGTATGCGATTACCCCTGAAAAGACTGCGAAGATGTTGTGGCAGATAAGTGAAGAGGCTTACAACAAAGGACAGTTTAATGCGTCAGTGTCAGCCATTCGTGAGTTGAATGAGATAGCAGGGTTGAAGGTAAGAAAGACAGAGAACTTAAATATCACTGCTAACTTGGATAACATGTCGCACTCAGATATAGAGAAGAGACTGAAGGAAATCTTCGGTGGTGACATCGTTGATGCTGACTTCAAAGACATCTAAGAAAGTATGACACAGTATGACACTTTAAGATGTGTCGTTAGCTATTAATCACGAATAAAACCAAGAGGGGGGACTTTTTCCCCCCACAACACGAAAAAATGGAAAAAAATCAAAAAAGCACGGCAGATCAGTGACTTACGCATTTTTTTTTCAGGGAAATTCCACACTCTGCTCAGGCTTGCGTCAGAGCAGTCTGTCCACACCGCTAACATAGATGCAAAAACACGCTGTGTGAGGCTCTGAGAAGCCCATAGAACGGGACTCTATAGGATTTGGAAACAAATCTCCAAAAAAACCAAAAACTTTGACCCTACACCCCAAATATTTGGTCGGCTGTGGGCGAGGCTATTGCAACTGGGTTAGACATATTATGTGTAATTTTTTCAAAGTAAGTGTTCAAATGAACATATCTATGTATAATGGCACTTGGAGATAATTATGAAGCTAGATCGCAACGCACTCAAAGAGGCATCCGTAGATACACTGCTCGGAGCCATGGTTAACTTTCCACTTTCGTGGTTAACTTTATCTATGGTACTGGTTTTTACTACCAACTCGTTTATACTTTCCCTATCGCAGTTGATTATCCTTTCTATTTTGGCAATCATCCGCAGATATTACACAAGGGTCTATTTCCAAGACCGCAACAAAAGGAAGAAGATTGGCAAAAACTTGGATTAAAGAACAAATCAACCATGTAAAGAAGAAAACCTCTATTGGTGATTCACGCTTAAGTCATGGTTCAGGAACAAATAAAAACAAAAAGAAGAAAAAATACCGAGGGCAAGGAAAATGAACATAGATTCAAAAAAGAAAATCGATCTCGAACAAGTTGTTGACGAGTTACAACAAACCAACGACTTCTTGGTTGAGATAAATAAAAATCTTTCCAAAATGGTAGCTTTTCACCAACTTCAATTAGTGGCTTTGACCGAAGCCTATTTTGTCAGCGAAGACGACTTAACAAACAGCGAAAAAATTATTCATTAAATTTTCATATTAAGTGTTGACATCAACACTTCTTACCCCTATTATTAACAGTGTAGGCAATGCTTACATTTTTAATAAAGGAGAAAAATATGAAAAAAGTAAAACCAAACATGATGAAGGAGATGCAAGCCAACATCATTGAGTTAATGAAAACCGAAGGCGACAACTGGACTAAGAGTTGGGTTGAAGTCGGATTACCCCACAACATTGCAACCAAGAAAAATTATAGAGGCGGAAATGTCTTTAATCTTAACTTTGCTGTGTGGAAAAACGAGTGGAAGTGTAACCAGTGGGGAACTTTCAAACAATGGAATGACCTTGGTTATAAAATCAAGAAAGGCTCAAAAGGAACCCAAGTCTATTACTGGGAACTTAGAGAGAAAAAACTTGCTTGGTTGACTGAAGCTGAGAAAGCTCAATATCACGCAACTAAAAAATTACCTACTTATCTTTTACAAAGATTCGCTATTGTATTTAACGGTGTGCAAATCGAAGACTACAAATATCAAAAAGTCCAAGCCCACAAAACTGAACTGAATGATAAAGATGTAGCCATGATTGAAAACTTTATTGCCAACACTGGGGCAACAATTGCTCATGGTAGCCAAGACGGTGCTTACTATGAAAAATTATTTGACGCTATCAACATGCCTAACAAAGAAGACTTCTTTACTGATGTGGATTACTTCTCCACTAAGTTGCATGAGCTAACTCATTGGACCATGACCAAAGAACGCACCAACCGAGTTGAAGAGAATCTTGACTATGCAACTGAAGAGTTAGTCGCTGAGATAGGTTCCGCTTTCTTATGTGCCTACCTAGGTATCAGCAAAACCCCAAGAGCAGATCATGCTAAATATCTTAATGCTTGGATTCAAAGAATCGAAGAATCTGAGAAGGCAATGACCAAAGCATTCACCTTAGCTCAAAAGGCTTTGGATTGTTTGGTTGAATTACAGGAGAAAAAAGCAGAGGTTGCATAACCTCTGTTTTATCCAAGGAGAAAAATATGGAGATATCAAAAGAAGAACTAAGACTCATTAGATACCACGGTGGAATGAGTGGACACATTTGGGAAATAGATCGAGAGATAGACAAAAGAAAGCATCAAGCTGAAAAAAATCCAAGCCTTAATTCTAGTAAATTAATTGAAATACTAAAAGAGGAAAAAAAGATTTTGCAAACTTTAGAGCAAAAAATTGAAAACCACCTCTTCCCTGAGGAAGATTGAGGTAAGATATTCTCATGAGTAGCAAAAAATACAAAAGACTCATCCCCGCAAGACAATTGTGTGACAAGCAAGGCACCTATTCTGACGAACATGGCTTTGATTCTTACACCCTATCATGCTCATACGATGAGTACCCTATTGATCCCGAAATCTTGGCTCAAGCCATCGCCAATAACAATTCCAACATTTACGAGATGAACATTTACAAAAATCTCAAAAGACTTAGATCAGGACCCATTAGAAAAGGAGTGGTAAATAAATTTTAATAAGTGTTGACATTAACACTTATATAAACGATAATTAACTTAGTTTTTAAATATATTCATTACAGGAGAATCAAATGATAAAAGAAAACACAATAGAAGGTTACTTCAACCTAAACGAATCCAACGACCTCGGTGATACCTATCACTCAGGTTCATGGTCGAAAGACCACTTAGACCCAACGAACACTTGGGGCAACGGCATGTGCTTTGTTTACTACAATCGTAATTGTAGCTTCAAACTCAAACAAGAGATTTGGCAAAAGCACACTAGCAAAATTATCAAGCTCAGTGACATGGAGCTTCTGACCAACGACACACCTTTCTCTGATGCTGAAGTCAAAGAAGCTTTACATCAGAAATGGTTTGCCGAGAACAACGAAAAGATCAGACTTGCCAACAACAAAGGAGCAAGAATGAGAAGAGCCAAACAAAAGGAGGTGGCGTAATGAATATTGATAATGAAAAACTTTTCAAAGCTTTGGATAACATTGCTTATGTAAATAGGTCCGACAACTTTATGATGTTGCCCGAAACCCAAGAGGATGAGATGCCATTCTTACTTTCACAGT